CTGATGACCGAAGTGCGTGTCTTAACAGAAGCACGACGTAAGTAGTGTGCTGTTTGTGCAAGGGTTAGCCTACGTTTAAACTCGGCTTGAGGTTTAGTTTCTTTACATATGGTGCAGGTTTTCTGCACGTTGTTAGCCATGATATAACTCCTTTCGTGGTAATAGTCTAGCAAAATACGCATGGTGGACGCTATACTGTGACACTTACATAGCCTTATTGTAGCAGGGTTTGTGTGACATGAGTAACAGGTGTATACGTTTTTTGGAGAACTTTTAAACTAACTTAAAATTAAAAGATTACAGACAACCACAATTTAACTCTATTATTATTAGATAAGTATATCTATATTTATATATATAGGTAAGACTCTGCCTTGGTAGACGCTTATTGTAGAAGGGGGAGAGGGTGTCAACTACGTGTCCACTAGACGTCTTTTGGTAGACTATTGTCAGATAGGCATTTAAACACCACTCTCCACAACACGTTGCTGTACGTTATAGCCCTCGCAGTAGATGTTGCACGTCTTGGGATATGGGCGTGCGTGGTAGGGCTACGCTTGAGATGGCTGTCCACCCCTCACCTAGTTTCTTGAGAGTCTTAGCCCTTGGGTAATGGGCGTAGACTTTAATCTTGCCGTTGCCGTTGAGGGCGAAGTCTACGATGATGCCATCACGCTTGAAGATGATGACGATTGGGTTGGCTGGAGTATATTTCATGGTGTGATTCCCTTCTTGGTTAGATTGATTTACTGCGATTGTATTCAACGATGCTGAAGTTATGAAACGCTTCTCGCATAGTCAGTTCTCTTGCCTTGGGGGCAAGTGGTGCTACTACTTCTTTGGTGCAGGACTTCTGCACTTGTATTGCTTTCTTTGCTTCTTCTAGTGTTTTTACTACTTGGTAGACTCTTAACATTAGTTTTCCTCCTTCATAAAGAATAGTGATACGAGAGTGCCTGTGCTACATATCAACAGGGCTACGTGCAACCAACCCCCATCGTTACAGACGTGATACAACGCATAGCAAAAGCCCATCGTGAATACAATGGCGAACATCAAGGCTTCGTGGTATTTCATTGTGTTTCCTTTCTTAGTTAAGGTGTGCAGTTGCTAACGCAACGGCTAGGTTTGCCAAGAGTGGCTTGATTACTTCGGGCGCATCTACATACTTCACATCGTCTACATAATCCAAGGCTAGAATGATGTGTGCTAACTCCTCCGTTGTTACTTGGAGGTATAACTTTGGTGCTACGGATTGTGGTTTGTTACGCATGATGTTTCCTTTCTTTGGTTAGTTATGGTCTTTGGCTTAGCATACGGCAAGTGCTATCTAAGATGTCCCATAGTTGTTGTGCTTCGCTTAGCCCGTAGACTGTTGTTGTGGTAATTGGGCAAGTGAGGGGGTTTTGTTGCATCAAACAGAAGTTGATTTTAAACATGGTATTTCCTTTCTTTGGTTAGATTAGACAGAAAAGCGAACAGCGTTGAAGCCTCGCTCTCTGTCTCGTTGCACAACGTGTTGTCAAATCAAACGTAAGCCTTGAGGGCTTTTAACTCTGCATTGAGTACAGCAATACGTTGCTGTATCTCTGACTTCTTATGTGAGTCTGCAAACTTCTCTGCACGCTTGCGTGCCACCTCAATCACATCTACTTGCTTAGAGGTAGCCGTTGTGCTACTTGTAGGGAAGTAATACTGCAACATCACTCGAGCCTGATTACCCTTGTCTGTTGCCTTGCTAAACCCTAGCGCACCAGCGTAGATGCCCTTGGGTAACACGATAGGCTTGATGCCCTTGATGTTGCCTACAACTATAGCAACCTTGTTACGCATCTCGTGTTGTGTAGCTACGTCCGCCTTGTTGTACATAGGCACAACCTTACGCATGGCGTCACGTAATGCGATACCCGATGCAACGTATGCGTTTAACTTCGTGCAGAAAGTCTGCACCACAGCTTTTTGAATCTGATTCATAATGCTCTCCTTAAAAACAAAAAGCCGAGCAAGTGGCTCGGCAACACATCGGCTGTAACTCAACCGATACATCTATTATACCAAATGGGGATTCCTGACTAGGCTGTATTGGATACCCTAAACCCCACCCGAGGGGTATGCACCTGCTTTGGGTGCGCCGTAGCGTAGACAGTACAACACTGTTCCTTAACCACAAAACTAAAAAATGTCTAATTTTGTAAAAAAATAAGGGACTCATGTCAAACTTTATACAATTCCACCCAAAAAAAGTCCCCGGGGTTGCCGGGGACAATCAATCTAATACAAGGAACACACCAACCAAACGAAGGAGAAAAGCCAGTGTTGAAATTATTATACAACAAAACTAAAAAATGCGTGATACAATAAAATTTAATCGTGCCCCCCACGCTACCAAGGAGGACTTGAATTTGTTTTTGGAACACCTAGTAAATCAGAATGCCGCAGATTTTGTACCAGAACTAGTTTCTGGCGAGGGCTTCGTTTCTCTAGATAACCTAAACGCTTCTCAAACCCTCAACGCCCAGCTAAAGACAAGCGATTGGTTAAAAAGCCTGTCTGAAGATGACGACGGTATACTAGACGAAGCCCAAGAAAAAAATGCCACCGACGCATTTAACGCCTTAGTTACAAATAGCCCCGACGCAAAAAACAAAGTATTAGCCCTAGAAGTGCCAGAAGAGATTCGGTCTATTGTGGGTATGGTAACGGCCTACCAATGGAAGTTTGTCGAGCAAGCGCAAGAGTTGCGGAGCATGGCGGTTACTAAAATAGTTAAAGATACGGACCACCCAGACGCACGGATTCGGCTAAAAGCCCTAGAGATGCTGGGTAAAGTTACCGAGGTAGCCCTGTTTACAGAACGGGTGCAAGTTAAGACTGAAGATATAAGCGACGATGAGCTAGAGAAACGCATTAAGGAAAAGCTTGGGCGCTACATGGGCAAAGCGGACGTAGTAGATGTTACGGCGAGCGAAGTTGATGATTGAGATTCTGTCTCCAGAAGAAGCGATGGCTGCCCAACGGGCGGTAACGCACATGTCGAAGTTTGAGAAACTGAAGTTTCTTGAGAATCTAGAGCAAAAAGAAAACAGGGCGCAGCTTAAAAAAGCTAAAAGCGACCCGATTGAGTTTGCTAAACGGATATACCCCGGGTTTAAAGTGGGACCCCACCATAGGAAACTAGCTAAAATATTTCAGGACGTAGTTGACGGACACAAAAAACGGGTGATTATTAATATTGCGCCTCGTATGGGTAAGTCAGAGTTTAGTTCTTATTTGTTTCCTGCGTATTTTCTAGGTAATTACCCTGAGAAAAAGATTATTATGGGCACCCACACTGCGGGGCTATCAGAAGATTTCGGTCGGCGAGTACGGAATCTGATTGAAAGCGAGGAATACAATGAGTTATTTCCAGAAACTGTGGTTGCAGATGACCAAAAAGCAGCGGGTAAGTGGTCGACCGGTGCTGGTGGACAGTATTATGCTGCTGGTGTTGGCGGTGCTCTTGCAGGTAGGGGTGCTGACTTGTTTGTTATTGACGACCCACATTCTGAGCAAGATGTAAAATCTAATTCACGTCTAGCGTTTGATACAGCTTGGTCTTGGTTTCAGACCGGACCACTACAACGGCTTATGCCGGGCGGGGCAATTATTGTAATAATGACCAGATGGTCGCTGCTTGACTTGACAGGGCGCTTACTGGACTACCAGATTAAGAATCCGAACACTATTCCGTGGGAGTTGGTTGAGTTACCAGCCATATTGCACGAAGATACGGATAAAGAGAAGTCACTTTGGCCCGAGCAGTGGCCCCTTGAGGCGCTAAAGAACACTAAAGCCAGTATTGACCCAAGATATTGGAACGCTCAATACATGCAGAACCCCACATCCGACATGTCGGCGGTTATTGGGCGTAAAGATTGGAAAATATGGGAGCAAGACGACCCACCTACAGTAGATTACATTATTCAATCTTGGGATACGGCGTTTGAAACCAGTAATACAGCCGACTACTCCGCATGTACTACATGGGGGGTTTGGTATAACAACGAGGACAAGGGTAGTCCAAACTTAATACTGCTAGATGCGTTTAAAGACAGGATGACTTTTCCAGAATTAAAGGCTACGGCACTAAAACACTATAAAGAGTGGAACCCAGATGCGTTTATAGTTGAGAAAAAAGCGGCGGGAGCACCATTAATTCAAGAACTGCGGCGGGTAGGCATTCCTGTACAAGAGTTTTCACCGTCCCGTGGTAATGATAAAATGGTCAGGCTTAACGCTGTAGCAGATTTATTTACTAGCGGTAAAGTATGGGCACCAGATACAAGGTGGGCTAGAGAAGTGGTTGAAGAAGTAGCTAGTTTTCCTGTAGGCGAACACGACGACTATGTGGATACGGTGTCCCAAGCACTATTGCGGTATAGACAAGGTGGGTTTATCAGCCTTGACTCAGATGAAAAAGACGATGACCTCTTGTACAAATACCGCCGTAAAGCGGCGTATTACTAAGGAAAGATAATGAGCATAGAAAAAAGTTTATACGAAGCCCCGCAAGGGTTAAGCGCTTTAGCCGAAGAAGAACCGGATATTGAGATTGAAATTGAAGACCCTGAGTCTGTAAATATTAAGATGGGTGGTATTGAGTTAGAGATTGACCCCGACGCTGAAGACGGAGAGGACTTTAACCAAAACTTAGTCGAGGTAATGGATGAGGGTGACTTACAGCAGCTTGCAGGTGACTTAACAGAAGACATTGACAACGACCTTGCATCCCGTAAAGACTGGGAGAAAATGTACAAGGACGGTATTACGCTTCTTGGACTAAAGTTTGAGGAACGTACCGAACCTTGGAGTGGGGCGTGTGGTGTATTCCACCCCATGATTACGGAAGCCGTTGTGCGGTTCCAGTCCGACACCATTATGGAGACGTTTCCAGCCAAAGGACCAGCAAGAACGCAGATTATTGGGAAAGAGACTCCTGAAAAGAAAGAAGCGGCTATTCGTGTTGAAGATGACATGAACTACCAGCTTACGGAGAAGATGCCTGAGTATAGGCTTGAGCATGAAAAGATGTTGTGGAACTTGCCAAGTGCGGGTTCGGCATTTAAAAAAATATACTTTGACCCAAGTTTAGATAGGCAAGTAGCGGTATTTATACCCGCAGAAGACGTTATTTTGCCGTATGGTGCTAGCGATATTGAGACTTGTTCACGTATTACGCACAGAATGCGTAAGAATAAAAACGAATTGCTTAAATTAATGAACGCCGGGTTTTATGCAGAAACTGATTTAGAAGATGAGCCAGACACGTTTTTAAACGAAATTCAACAGAAAAAAGACAAAGAAACAGGTTTTTCAGCTTCTTTTGACGACCGCTACGAGTTATATGAAATTCATGCCGATTTAGACCTGCCGGGGTTTGAAGACGAAGATGAAGACGGAGAGCCAACGGGTATTGCGTTGCCATACGTGGTAACAATGTTACGTGGCACCGAAGAAATTATTGCTATTCGCCGTAACTGGAACGAAGACGATGAGCTAAAACTTAAAAGACAACATTTTGTCCATTACCAGTACATTCCGGGGTATGGTTCGTATGGCTTTGGGCTATTCCATTTAATAGGTGGATACGCTAAGAGTGCTACTAGTATTATGCGTCAGTTAGTAGACGCCGGAACCTTATCAAACCTACCCGGCGGGCTTAAAGCTAGGGGCTTACGAATTAAAGGCGATGATACGCCAATAGCTCCGGGAGAGTTCCGTGATGTAGACTTAGGCTCCGGTAATATAAGAGACAACATATTACCTTTACCTTATAAAGAACCATCAATGGTTTTATCTGGGTTAATGGATAAGATTGTTGAAGAGGGGCGAAGATTTGCCGCTACTTCAGACATGAAGATTTCGGACATGTCAAATCAAGCGCCAGTGGGTACTACTCTGGCTATTTTGGAACGAACTCTCAAGGTAATGTCCGCTGTTCAGGCCCGTGTGCACTACACAATGAAGCAAGAATTGCAGTTATTAGCTGCAATTATTAGGGATTACACAGACCCAGACTATGCGTACGAACCAGAAGAAGGTCGGGCAAGCGCTAAAAAGTCCGACTACAGTATGGTCGAAGTTATTCCTGTTAGTGACCCTAACGCTGCTACGCTCTCACAAAGAGTTGTACAGTATCAAGCGGTTATACAGTTGGCGCAGATGGCACCACAGATTTATAACTTGCCGATGCTACATAGACAGATGCTAGACGTTCTTGGTATTAAACATGCGGATAAGCTTGTGCCGTTAGAAGACGACCAGAAACCAACTGACCCAGTAACAGAAAACATGAATGCGCTTAAGGGTAAACCCTTAAAGGCGTTTATTTATCAAGACCATGAGTCACATATTAAAGTCCACCAGTCTGCTATGACGGACCCAATCATACAACAGCTTATTGGGCAGAATCCGCAAGCTCAAACAATTACGGCGGCTATGCAGTCGCACGTAGCTGAGCACGTTGGGTATGCGTACAGACAGAAGATTGAGTTGGCTCTTGGAGTTGCGTTGCCTAACCCAGAAGATGAAATGCCGGAAGACATGGAGAAAGAAATTAGTCGACTTATGGCTGAAGCTGCTCCGCAAGTCCTTGCGCAGAGTAAAGCAACGGTGGCACAGCAGCAAGCTCAACAGAATGCACAAGACCCAGTATTACAGTTGCAGATGCAAGAATTGCAGATTAAACAAAAAGAAGTTGACTTAAAAGAGAAGAAACTAATGGCAGACGCAGCACAGCAACAAGCCACGCAGATGCAAGAGTTGCAGCTTAAACAGAAAGAAGTTGAAATAAAAGAGAAAAAACTCATGGCAGACGCAGCGGCTAAAGCTGACGAGCTTGATATTCAGAAACAGAAGATTGAGTCAACAGAAAAAATAGCTGGTATGCAAGCAACACTAAAAGATTTACAAACTAAACAAGCGCTACAAGCTAAACAAGAAGAATCAGGCGCTAAGTTAGGCGTAGATATGGCTCATAAACGTGCTCAATTACAACAGTCTAAGAAAACGGAGAAATAATGGATTTAGCAACACTTAATATTATGGAGTCGTTACGGGATAAACTCCGTACAGATATGAACAATTTCACTGATGATTTGGCTAATGGTCAGTGCACTAGCTTTGAGCAGTACAAAGAACTTTGCGGGGTGATTCGAGGTCTAGCCTTCGCAGAGCGTCATTTAATAGACCTCGCTGAAAACCTAGAAAGAGCCGACAATGAGTGAAATACTTGATTTACCGGAAAAAGAATTAGTCTTGCCGCCGGGAGTAAAACCCCCAAAAATAGACCATGAGTATGAAAACGCTGAACAAAAAGCCCAGACAATACCTGACCCCAAAGGTTGGCGTATTCTTTGCGCTTTGGTTGAAGCAGGCGATACGTTCGATAGTGGTATTTTAAAATCTGAGCAAACAGTCAAGATTGAGGAAATTACTTCCCCTGTTTTGTTTGTTGTAAAGATGGGACCAGATGCCTATAACGATACGGATAAGTTTTCTGATGGTCCGTGGTGTAAAGTAGGCGACTTTGTAATAACACGCCCATATACCGGAACACGCATCATGATTCACGGTAAGGAGTTTCGCTTGATTAATGACGATCAAGTAGAAGCAACAGTTGAAGACCCACGTGGCATTAGACGAGCTTAATAGGAGAAACATATGACAGATAACGACGAATTTAAATTTCCTCATGAACTTGAGGAGGACAACGACGTAAACATTAATATTTCCGATGAAACGGACGTTGAGATTGAAATTGAAGACGACACCCCTGAAAAAGACAGGAGAGCCGTTCCCCTTGACCGTGAAGTAGAAGACCCAACGGATGATGAGATTGAGTCTTACGGCAATAAAGCACAAAGCCGTATTAAACAGTTAACTCACGCAAGGCACGATGAAAGACGTGCTAAAGAAGCAATTTCTCGTGAAAAAGCAGAGCTTGAAAACATGACTCGAGCTATTCTTGAAGAAAACCGTAGGCTTAAACAATATGTAAATTCTGGACAAGCTAGTTATGTTGAAAATTTACAAGCTCGGGCTGAGTCAGAAATGGAGATGGCACGGCGTAGGTATAAAGAAGCGCAG